GATTATATAAATCATTCATTTCTAAGTCACTAAATTCACCATGTAATAAATAGATATTCGGGATTTTATGACCTTTATATTCTCTAATATATCCCTGTATTTGATCTAAAATTGCTTCTTTACTAGTATAAGAATTACTACCTTTACTACATTTTAATATAAGAGCAGGCATTGAACTTCTATTTCTAAAGGTATCAATGAATTCTTTTATTAATACACCTACATTTTTTCTATCATGACCATGTATTCCTTGCATCCAATGTCCTACAAATAAATAACAAAATTGCTCTTTTATACTTGATAAATTAATACCTTCAGATTTTGGTTTAGATATTTTTTTGTATAAATCTGTATTTACTCCTTCAAATATTACATTAATAGGTTTTTCTGCTTTTAATTCTCCTATAACTTGTTTAGAGTTTTTATCTCTTTTTTCAAATTTAACTCCCTCAAACATATTTTTTGCAAATTGAGAAGATACCCAGGTTTCATCCATTCTATTTATACCTTCAACCCATTCGCCTTTACATGAAGTTGCTTCAATACCAGCAGTACAACCAATATTATATTTTCCTACTGGTCTAAATTCATTAGGTATTGTTATTTGCATCCAAATCTCTGGTTGTTTAGTAGCTTGTTTCATAGGATCATGTTTGTAATCTAATAAAAATTCCCATTCAGGGTGGTCTTTACAAAAACCCCAAGGAGTTTCACCCCATCTTTGAGCTAATAATATAACTTCATACTTATCAGATTCTATGATTGATTTAACTACATCTCTACTTCTTGCTCCATAACCACTATAAGTATCAAAAGGACAACTAATTACAAATTGAGGTTTCATTTCTGTTTTTATTTTTTTCATTAGTATATAATTTTATGGTTTAAATAATTTGGTTTATGGGTAGTAGCATTAACAACTTCATATTTTTCTCTTGGTTTCCAAGTATCAAATAATTCATTAAATGCTTCCATAACTCTATTACCCTGATGTTCAGATGTAAATCCAGCTTCATCACTAATAGCCCATTCTCTACCTTTTAACCCTCTACTTTTTCTCTCTTTAGGATCCATATTATAAATTTCTCCTATTCTTTCAGCTACATCCTCAAAGCAACATCTATCATCATAAATGTAAGGTGTTGGAGGTGATCCTTGAATTGATCTTGAAGTTGGATATACTGGAAATGCCCATTCACCATGTTTTTTATATGTACCTCTATGATTAGAAGGAACATCTGCACTAGGTGTAAACCATTTTCCATTTTCATCAACAAATCTCATTTGATCTTGCATACCACCTGTAGTATTAGCTATAACAGGAGTTCCTGATAATATAGCTTCAGTTAAAGTTAATCCCCAACCTTCATTAGATGTAATTAAAATTTGGGCATCAGCTATATTATACAAATAATTTAACTGTTGAGCTGTTAATTTACTATGAGAAAAAATAATATTTTCTGAGTATTTTTCACCAAATAAAAATTCATTTACTTTATATAAATCAGTTCCAGCATCAGTTGATCTTTCAGTATGTAAAATCATTTTACATTTTAGAGCATCTTCATAAGGAAGTGTATCTAAAAATATTCTAAAAGCCATTAAACTATCTGGTATTTGTTTTCTTCTAATATTTCTAGAATTAAAAAATAAGGTAAATTTAGGAGATTGACCTTTAAATATTGCTTGTTTAAATTCTAAAAAACTTTTTTCTGATAGTTCTTTTTGAGACATAGGGTGATAAATATCGTGATTTAAACCATGTGGGACATATTTAAATATTCTTGGTTTATCATCATTAGCTAGTACTAATTTATTGATATTTACTGTTTGTTTTGAAATACCCATTAATAAATCACAAGCTTCATAATATGGTTTATTATACATTGGGGCTGGGTAATCATCCCATATATTTAAATAAGTTATAGGACAAACTTTTCTAATTTCACTTTCCATATCCCAAATATATCTAAAATACCTTGGATCAGTAATTAACATAATAGCATCTGGTTTTTCAATTTCTAATACTCTACGTAATACTTGAGGATCACCATAAGCATGTACTGGGTATAAAAATACACTTGCATCTTCTATTTTTGCATTAAGATTAACATCTTTAGATATATCTAAATGTTTTCCAACTTCAGGGTGTTTTATAGCTCCTGCCATTTGCACCCAATTAAAGTGATGAGCTGTTTTTATAACTACTTCTTTAGCTACTGTAGCTACTCCAGAATGTACTCTAATATCATCACAGATTAATAGTATTTTCTTCCTTTTATCTTTAGGAAGATGTTCAAAACTTTTATTCATAATTTATTTAATTTTTATTTTTCTAAATTAGTTTGATTTGTAATTTTTTTTCTAAAATCTTCGTCAGTAAGATACAAAAAGATAGATCGATCTGCAAGTTTTTGAAACGAAAATTTACGTCTAACGCATTCAACTTTAAAATCATTAAAGAGATCCGTTTTTACTTTTACACTAGTTAGTGTCATTGGTTTATTAGCCATAGTCTTAATTATTTAATTTTATTATTCATATTATACATATATATTTATTTATTGAAATACAACCCCAGCACCACAAAATTCTTTATCTTCTTTAAAAGGACAAAAATTACAATTCCACTTACTTACAATTTTTTCGTATTTTTGTTCTTTAATTTTTCCACTCCTTTCAAAAACAGAGTATATAAAATCATTAATGGTATTAGTAGCTTCTTTTAATTTAGTTTTACCTTGAGAAAATTGTTGATTTTTTCCAAAGGTTTGGATTCTAGATAATTTATATTCACTGTTTTCCCAAAGTTTTCTTTTAACTATGAAAAATTTAACATCAATTTTATCTAAAGGTATTTCATATTGTTCTGAAAAATATTGTTTGTATAATAATAACTGATATTTTTTCATGTTATCTTTTTTAGCATATGCATTCCACCCATTAGTACTAGTTTTGATGTCTATTATTTCAAATCTATCTAATGTTTCATCATATAATACAACATCTAAATATCCTGTATATAATACATTATTATATGTTTCATTTGGTGGTATTACTATTGGTACTTCACAACCTACTAAATACGTTCCTTTTGTGCTAAAATTAAGATTAATATCTTTTTTAAATTCTTTAAGTATTAAAACTCCATCCTCAAAAAATTCTCTCATTTCCTCTGCTGATGAAAAATGGGTTTTACTATTAGATTTATATTGTTTTTGATATTCATCAGAAAATTTATCTTGAAATAATTTTTCTAAGTCAATTTTATTTGCTTTAATTTTTGAATCATTATATCTAACATCAAGAAATTCTTGAATTACTTCATGTATTGCGGTTCCAAATACTGTGTGGATAGAAGATGTAAATCTTTTAATTTTATCTTTATATTGTAATTTCCATCTATGAGGGCATTGTTTATAAATCGACATCTGAGAGTATGATACGTGTTTTTGAAACGCATAATTTATTTCAGGTGGAGGATTATTTTGTATCCTTTTTACAATATTTGGAATTTTTTTAGCCAATTATTTTTTCCATTTATTTCGACCAACTAAAAGACCGATTATTCCATAATTAGCAATATCAATAAAAGTATCTTCCATACCTTCACCTTTAACAAATGATCTACCATTGATTAATAGATTTTTTAAACGTGATATTTTATCTGTAAGTCTAATACATAAACCTGTTAGTGAAAATTTTTTATCATCTTCACTATTTAAAATATCACCACCTAAAGCGATATTATTTAACCCATAATCCATATGTTTACGAGCAAACATTTCATACATTTCTTCAGAGATTCTTTTAAATTCTTCAGATAGTTCTGGGTATTCATTTTCAAATACTTCTACGGCTTCAGATACTGTTACTCCTTCTTCCAATTTATCCATTTCTTCCTCAGAAACAATTTCATGATATTTTTTTACACTATCCATTTATATTACTGATTTTCCTGGTTTGAAATATTTTTCTAATATTTCTAATCTTTCTTGAGCACTAGCAAAAGTTGATAATGCTTCTTCAGCATTCTTATAGAAATCTTCTGTTGTATGATCACCAATCCCTACTGGGTTATTTGATAATAGATCAATACTTAATAGTGCTTTTGCTTTATCAGCTGTTGCCGCTGAATGGAGCATTGTGTATAGTTTTTCGTTCATTTTTTTAATTTTTTAATTTCTTTTTTATTTAATCCTATTGATGTTAATATACGTACTATTTCACCATCATCCAAAATATTTAAGTATGTTTTTGCTTCGCTTTTTGAACATTCCCAATATTTACTTAAATAATTTATTAAGTCCTTATTTGGTTGCTTAATACTAGATTTAATGTACTTATTCCATTTATTATTTTTAGGAATAAATTCTCTATATATAGTATAAATTTCTTTTTTATTTTGAGGTAATATAGTTTGTACTTCATTGACAATATCAAGAAAGCTAGAATTCATAGACATAAATCTATGAATCATATAGCTATTCCATAACTCCCAATCTTTATCTGAAAAAGAATTAGGATCAGCTTTAATGCTGTTTATTTGTTTAAGCCAATCCCAAACATTTTTCATTTACATTGATAGTGTTTCGTCCTTTAATTCTTCTCTTAGTTCTTTTGGTAAACCTTCTTTTAAAATTTTACCTGAACTTGGGTCATAAAATACTGGAAGAGGCATTATAGCATCTTCATCTGTACCTGCAACGAATTTAGAAATTTTTCTTAAAATAACTCCTGATACAAATATATTCTTACCTTCTGAGTTAAGAATTGGAGTAGTTGCTTTTAAATCTACATTTAATTGAGGTTGTTGTTGTGATTGTTTCATTACTTGTTAATTATTAAATTATTTATTAAACTCATTATATTAATTTCTTTATCTATTCTAAAATTAGCCTTATATTGGTGATCATTAATTAGAGCAGTTGCTGTACCTTCTTTATTAGGTAGAAATTTAGCAGCATTTTCGTATAAAAACCTAAATAATTCATCAAAATCATCAACATTAGCATCTGCTATTATTTGGCGAATCTTGGTAAATGAAGGTTTATTTTGTGATAATTCAGATAATATTTTATCCATATAA